ATTTCACCCGAACAAGCCGCCAAGAATAAAGCACTTCTGAACGAATTGATCGCCACACATATTAAAAAATCATTAAACGGAGCCGTTAACAAATGATTAACCTGCAAAACATAGAAGCGGAAGAAGCGGTTTTAGGGGGAATTCTTCTCGATCCAGAAGCTATTAGCCGGGTGGCTGAAACATTACAACCCGAATCCTTTTCTCTCAGACAACACCAAATGATTTTCAAAGCAGGATTAGCCCTGCATTCTCAAGGTAAACCTACCGATTTAATGACCGTTTCCTCTTGGTTAGCGGATCAAAAATTGCTAGAGCAAGCGGGCGGACAATTAAAATTAGTTCAATTGATCGGCGGTACTGTTTCCGCTACCAATATCGATCAATACGGGTTATTGATTTCTGACAAACAAGTCAGAAGAGACTTAATTAAATCTGCTTACAAAATTATTGAACTGGCAGAAGATACAAGCCAAGATTTAGAGACGATTCTCCAGAAATCTGAGGAGCAAATAGCCAGTATTTCTCAGGCCAGATCTGAACAGGATTTAGTCCCGATTGGCGAAACCTTGATCGACACTTTTCAGGAGATTGAGGATCGGAGTACGGGAGCTATTCCCCCTGGTATTCCCTGCGGCTTCTATGATTTGGATGCGATGACAGGAGGTTTCCAACGTTCGGACTTGATAATCGTGGCGGGAAGACCGTCAATGGGCAAGTCCAGTCTAGCGGTGAATTTTGGATATGCGATCGCTAAAAAAAGATTGCCCGTTGCAATCTTCAGTTTAGAAATGTCCAACGGGCAATTAGTTCAACGGATGTTATCGAGTGAAGCAAAAATTGAAACTAACCGCATTCGTTCAGGTCAAATTCGAGAGTCCGAGTGGGAGCCTCTGACCGAAGCTATTAGCAACTTAGCTGAATTGCCAATTTACATTGATGATTCAAGCAATCCCAGTGTTGGCGAAATAAAGAAAAAAGCCAAAAAAGTACAGATTGAAAATGGTGGAAAACTGGGATTAATTTTGATTGATTACCTGCAATTAATGGAGGGAGGAAGCGATAACCGGGTGCAGGAATTATCAAGAATTACACGCGGGTTAAAAGGGTTGGCAAAAGAGTTGGACGTACCTGTTATTGCACTATCTCAATTAAGTCGAAGCGTTGAACAACGCACTAACAAGCGCCCAATATTATCAGACTTGAGAGAATCGGGAAGTGTCGAGCAGGATGCGGATTTAGTGATGATGATTTATCGAGATGACTACTATAATCCCGACACTTCAGATCGAGGGATTGCGGAAATCATTCTAGCCAAACACCGGAACGGCCCCACCGGAACCGTCAAACTTTTATTTGATAACCAGTTCACCCAGTTCAAAAATTTAGCGAGATCTAATTAATGAACACCAAAACTTTACAGCCTGATTTTGGCAGAACAATAACAGAACACAGACGAAAATCAAGACTTTCTCAAAGGCAAATTGTAGAAATCTTGCAACAAAAAGGGATCGAAATTACCTGGCAGCAATACTCAAAAATTGAAAACAATCGACTTCTTCCTAGTCAAGATTTAATCGATTCCCTCTCAGAAATTCTTAGTATTAACAAGGATTAAAATGCCACAGCATCAGCTTTATGGACTCAGAGGAAAAGCCTACGTCGCCAAATATAAGCGACTTTACGAAGAATTAAAGGACACAATTGAACAGGACGTTAACAAGGTTAAAACTGAAACCGGAAAATTCAACTTTAATGACTTTGGAGCTTTGTGTATGAAATATCGAATCCCTGCGTCGGCGATGGATCAATATTTAACTGAAATTCTCCCGAATTGGGGACATGAATATGCGATCAGAAGTCACCGCATAAAACTCAGAGATATTGGAATTGTTTGGAGTGACGACTAATGGACAAGCTTGGATGGGAAGATTTAGGAAGTATTATCAATTGGTTCTACGAACAACAAAAACAAGGTAAAACTTCCTTTAAAGTTCAGGAAATGCGGGACAAATTTAAGCTTAATATCGCAAACGCAAACACCCGAATAAAACGGCTTCTTAAGTTTGAAATCATTAAGCCATTGACTTACGGGAGATACGAAACAAACCCTTTATCACCTGAAAGAATCCAGGAGATTAAAGACAAAATCATCCCCCCTAATCCCATTTTTAAAACCTATTATTTCAGGGGAAGACAGCATACCGTCGAATGGATTTACCAAAAGTGTAATCCCCCGATGTCCCTCCAATATTTTGCTCAAAGACTTCAACGGGGATGGTCACTTAAAAAAGCATTAGAAACGCCAACTAGAAAATACAAAGAGAGGACAATTAATCATGACAGGTAGAGGTAGACCCTGGACAGATAAAGAAATTGAAAGACTGCTTATCCTAAGAAATGAGGGATTAGCATTTTGTCAAATTGCTAAAAAACTAGGAAGACCCATTTCGTCAACCAAGGGGAAATATCACAATATTAAAAACGTCAAAGTCTCCGATAACCCGAAGCGTGATTGGTCGAGCGAAGAGATTGAGTTGTTAGTAGCTTTGTCCGAAACTTTACCCCGGACAAAATTATTAATAGCTTACAACAATGCGGCTGTTAGCAATGGGTTTGTTAAGCGTTCGATTCCCTCTATTCGGAAGCAATTACACAAGCTCGGACAAAGCATGAAACCTCAAATGGGTTGGTATACTATTGAATCAATTTCAATAGGACTAGGATTCTCTCGACACAAAGTCAAAAGTTGGGTGAATACCGGAAAAATCAAAACCCACAACGAGGGAAAGCACACTTATATTCGCACTAGCGATTTAATTAAATTCATTGTGGATCATCCCACTTGTATCCTCAATATTTGTGAAGATGGCTTGCAGTGGTTCTTAGCTCTTTTGAAAGAAGAAAGGGAGGCTAAATAATGCCTACCTCAGCAACATTGTTCACAGGCGGTGGCGGTGCAGATATTGGGTTAGAAATGGCGGGTTTTCACTCCCTATGGGGAATCGAACGAGATGAGGGAATCGCAGCCGCCGCCCAATTGAATTTACCCGAATCCCAAATTATTAATGCTTGTGTCTCCCAAGTTGACCCCCGGCTTTTAGAGCCAGTAGATCTATTGTGGCTTTCACCCCCTTGCCAACAATATTCACAAGCCCGCAGGGGTGATTTAGAAGATCACCAAGACAAAGACGCAGGGGTATTTTGCCTCCCCTATATTGAAGCCCTTTGTCCGAAGTGGATCATTCTTGAAAATGTTCCGGGTTATGTCAAAGCAACATCCTTTAAAGAAATCCTGGGATGCCTGCAACGATTAAATTATTTTTTCCACTGGAAAGTCATAAACGCGGCTGATCATGGCGTTCCTCAAAACAGAAACCGCTTGATTTTATGGGCAGTCAGAGAGGGTTTAAAACTCCCATTTTTCCCAGTTCCTCAACGTCGGATCGGATGGTATGAAGCCATATCTTACAATCTGACCGCGTTGCCCGATTCAAAATTAGCGGACTGGCAAATCAAACGATTAGAGCAAGTCAAGGACAAGCTAACAGGAATCAGTCTGGTAGATGTGGGCAAAAATTGCACCCGTCCGGCAACAGTCAAGCCCAAAGACGAGCCGAGTTTTACTATTACAACGGATCACGTCAATAGCCACGCTCCCTTAGTCTTGATGCCTCGATGCGGAGCCAATATTCAGTCCGCTACCCCATCTTTACCTCACGAACCAAGCTTTACAATCCGTGCTTTTGGAGAGGGTCGCAATACCCACTGGGCTGATGTGGTGAATTTGGAAGACTTAACCGCTAAACAAATCACCCCCGAAATTAGCGCGATTCTTCAGAGTTTCCCTGAAAGCTACCTCCTCCCAGAATCCAAATCTCTAGCCCAACGGATTATCGGAAATGCAGTTCCCCCGCTATTAGCTAAAGCTTTGGGGACGGCTTTGATTGAATCCAAAGCTGTTTAAAAACATCAACAACACGGAGAAAACAAATGTCAAACATCGAATGGACAGGAGAAACTTGGAACCCAATTATTGGATGCTCAAAAATTAGTGCTGGATGTCGAAATTGTTACGCTATAAACCAAGCTTTTCGTAACTGGAAAATGGCGGAAGGATTGCCAGAAAATAAGCGAGGGCGGTTGGCTTATTACGAAGGATTAACAAAAGGGTTTGACGACTGGACAGGAAAACTTGTCTTTGTTCCTGAAGCGTTAGAGATTCCCTTAAAACGCAAGAAACCTCAGACATATTTTGTTAATTCAATGTCCGATATGTTCCATAAAAATGTTGAGGATGAATGGCTTGATGAAATCTTTGCTGTGATGGCATTGACCCCACAGCATACTTATCAAATTTTGACTAAACGACCGGAACGAATGCAGGAATATTTAAGCAATTCAGAAACAATTGAACGAATTGAAGAAGCGGGCTATGAGTTTTCTCACAATATGGATTGCTTAAATAACTGGCCCTTCCCGAATGTTTGGCTTGGTGTTTCAGTCGAAAATCAGAAAGTGGCTGATGAACGAATTCCTTTGCTTTTAGAAACACCCGCAGCAATTCGATTTCTAAGTTGTGAACCGCTATTGGAATTTGTCGATCTAAGTCGTTGGCTACCAATTCAATTAGAGGAATGTGGGTGGGAATATTGCCCGGAAATGGCTTCTCTGACTTTTGATTGGGTGATTGTTGGAGGGGAAAGTGGGCGTGGTGCGCGACGGTGTGATGTGCAATGGCTAGAGGAAATCACCGAACAATGCTTGGCTGCGGATGTAGCAGTTTTTGTTAAACAGTTTGGCTCTAAACCCACAGGAATCGATATCAAGCTTTCCGACAAAAAAGGCGGAGATTTTAATCAGTTCCCTGAGTCTCTTCAGTTTCGACAAATGCCAAAACAATTAGGAGTCTAACACTATGACCGCAGCAACTAACAAAACGATTGAAAGGAATTTAAGGGTGGGGGAATGGGTTGAATTAAACCCCCACAAACGCCGACCATCTTACTTGATAAAAGGATCGGCGTGGCAAGTTGAAAGTTTTAATACACTTAAACAGACTTGCCAAATTACTAACTGTAAGGAAGGGGAATTTCACAGATCGGAAATCCTTGATTTTGAGGAAATTTCCGATTCTTCCCCATTCAAGAAAACTGATATTGTCCAACTTAAAACCGATGCTCGGTATATTGGGCGAGTCATTAATTGTCAGGGTAATAAAATCAAGGTTCAATGGGCTTATGGAGGGCAGCAACAGACCCTTGATTCAGACAAGATTATCTTATTTATTAAGATGATCAAAGGTGAGCAAATCGTTCTCAGTTCTTATCCGTTTAAAAAAGGCGATCGCGTTCACACCACAGACAAGAATTTTGGAAATGTGATTTTAACCGTAAGGGAATGTTACCCCTCTGGTATGGTCGGATTATCGTGTTCTTTTGATAGCCATTTATCCCTTCCCGGTATTGGATTAACGATTGTTGAGGAGGTGAGTAACGATGCTTAAATCTTCAATTTTATTCACAGATCCACCTCGACAAATTGAACCTGATGGACAACTTTTAATATTCTGGGTTGACGAAGAACCGCCCGATCCAGATGACTTTAAATCTCTAAGAGAGTACGAAAATCAGCATAAGATTTGGGCGGAGACTTACCCCGAATTGAATCAAGCTTTAATTCATCGCAATAAACAAATAGAAGAGAGGATCAAATGTAATGGTTAAAAAGTATAAATCAGTTTCCCGTGAACTCTTTGCAAAAGCTAAATCATTGGGATTGTCAACTTCATTCGATCAAATTTTGCCAGATCTTCGGGATAGCGATCGCCTAAGAAACTCCTCTCCTTATGATGTCGATGATCGGTTATTTGCATATATTCCAGACAGTCAAAACGAATAATTTCTAACACAAAAAACCGGAGTAATTGCTGTTAATCCGGTTATCAAACCTAGTTATTTTAGGAGAGGATTACTATGTCCAGAATAGCATATTTAAGTATCCAACCAGAAAAAGTTGATTTTGATTTTTTAGCTGACAGTTTGATCGAAGTCAAAGGCAGTCGCTCAAAGCGATTTAAAGCTTTTTTAATTGACTATCTTCAAGAATCCTATGGAATTAAACGCTCAAAGTTAATCCCAGATTTAGAAGCTTTTGCCAACGCTCAAAGTCCAACCTATCAAAAAGAGCGCAATAATATTTGTGGGAGCGTTCAACTTTCTCCGGTTAGGACAGGAAAAGGAAACAATAGGTCAACAGTTCCCTATCGTAATTGGAATGCGGGTGATATCAATTCTTTTGAGTGTGACTTACTCCTTGATTCTGGAGCGTTCACAGATGTTTTGACTAGCAGTAGAACCACGCCAGAGGAATCGTTAAATCGCCAATTAAATTTCCTTAATCTTTCCACGCCATTCCAAAAAACTTATTTGGTTTCTTATGACCTTCTGATTGATGAAAAATACATTACAGGAGAACGGAAGAAACAACGGTGGACAGTAGAAGAAGCTTGGACGGCGGTAGAAGAAACAATCAAAGCAGCAAAATATCTCAATTCTCGACGGGATAGTTTAGATGGGTTTACTTTGATTCAATCTTGTCAAGGAGTTGATGCCGATCAATATCTAAAATGTGTTGAACAAATCCTTCCTTTTTGCCAGAAGAACGATGTGATCGGCTTAGGGGGATGGTGCATTCTCGGAAGGCAAAAATCCTACCTTCCTACATTTTGGGAAACGATAAATCAAGCTATTCCCGTGATAGCAGAAGCGGGAATTAAAAAGGTGCATATATTTGGTTGCACATGGTATAAGCCCGTCGCAGGGTTCCCACTTCCCCCACTCCAGGGGTTACTAGCTTTGTGCGACAAATATCATCTAAAAGTTTCCACAGATAGCAGATCCTTGATTGGGAATGCCTTGTGGAAAAAAGAAGGGAATTCCCCTAAACGTGCAGGAGCAGAATTTACTTACTGGAGGCATAATTTAGCTTGGGTGAAAACTGAATTAGCAACACTAAGAGAAAATCCAGCTTATCAACTTCCCCCAAGAAATAGCGAGTTTGTTCAACTTTCACTAGACCTGATTTTTAATTAATAGCTTGACATGAAAGGATTTGGAAAACCAAAACTAACAGAAACTCACCAAACCTTTAGGGTTGAATATAAAGCCGTCAACCCTAACGATCCCGATGATGA